AGCCAGAGTGGTCACCGAGTAACTGCTTGGTGTCTAACACGGCCGCCGCATCGATGCCAGCACCCGTCTTATTCAAGTGATCTTTTGCCAAAGGACCGCCATCGGCAAACAGTCCATTCAGGGTCGCCGTCATAACGACCTGCTCACGGCGCAGCCAATAGTTTCCGACCTTAGCCAGCATGGACCGCAACGGATCACTGCCGGACATTACTGCCGCCATTTCATTCACAGCCCAGCCACGGCCACGGTACAGCACCGCAGACTGGTCAGAACCAGCGACAATCTTGCCGGTACTCAAGGACTTGTCACCATCGCCTAGTACCTCATCGTCACCATTCAGGTCATTCCAGAAAGGCATGGTGACGGTTGTACCGCCAGCGGTGATCATACGAGATACACGTTCGTCAGATACAGCCACGCCGGACTGCACCAAGGCAGAGTTCTCAGTGGAATACTGTTCGGTGTACGCGTTATAAATTTCAGGTGTGATCGTATCGAGCACACGGGTTAATTCGTTTGCCATTATTCATCGGCTCCTTTATTGGCCAGTGCCTCAGTCAGATTCAGCTTCGGGTTAGCCATAATATTTTTGATGTTGCCGCCAACGGGTTGCCCATTGCCGGCCGGTTCATATTCAGGTTTGGGGTCACCTTGGAACAGATAGGCGTTGTCTTTGCGGATGGCAGTCAACTGATCGTCGAGACCGTCAAGTTTGCCGTCGTCGGTCAGCTTGATTTTGTCCATATCCAGCAGGCCTTGTAACGTACGCGGGTTACGCACCTTAGCCGCCGTCAGAGCGCCGTCCAAAGCAGCATGGAGCTTGGTATCGCTCAACTGCTGGGTCAGCTTCTCGGTGTCGGCCTTATACTTACCTTCCAGCTCCGAGTATTTCTTGGCCAGCTCCTCGTTGTCCCCTGCATTCTTCCGCAAATCCTTCAGGTCCTTGTCGCGTTCAGTGATTTGGGACTTCAAGGATTCGTTCTCGGTAGACAACTGCTCCAGCTTGCCAACCTGGTCCTTGTACTCGCCAATAGCCTTCCCGTGAGCAGCCATGACCTTGTCGATAACGTCCTTTTCTAAGCCAAGTGATTCCAAATATTCTCGATTCATTTTTCCCAACCTCTTTCGTGGATTTGTAACGCGGGACGGCCGCGCTCAAGGCATAGTAAATGAGCCTTTTAACGACTTGCTCAGGTCGAGTGATTATTTTTGGTTGCCTTTCATCATGGCCGCGAGCGTTTCACTGGCCGCGATGACCGCAGTCTCTTCTGACCGCCCTTGTTTCTTCGCTTCGTCATACATTGTGAGCCAGCTGTTAACCAATACTCGCATCGATTGGCTCATTTCATCCTTAAAGACCAAACCCTTCATGTCCATGAGGGTCATCTTTTCCAAATTGTCCTTATCCATTGATTTACCTCCGTTTTCAGGCATAAAAATAGCGCCCAACTTGTGGACGCTACTTAATTTGTGCCGTTCAATGCTGCGTTCATCGCTTTAACAAACGCTTCTTGTTCTTTCTTCGTCATCTTCAGTGGCTTGATAACTTTCATACCATTTCCATCAACGACGAACTTGTCATCATGATTCTGCGTCGGATCCATTGGCAACTTCCCCCTTCAGGACAACTGTCATTCCGTTGTCACTTACCTCAATACCGGTTATCTTAATTTTAGCACGTTTATCAATCAGAATCTCTTTTTCGTGCTCAAAATTGGAAACACTTTCGATAGCGACTGCATTGATTTCCTTTGGCACGTTCAAATCCAGTCGAATATTTGTGGAGAAGCTCTGTGTCACCCTTTTATCATAAGTTGTGGACATGTACGCCGGTTCCATCACTTCGAACGACGGCAACATTGCCAAAGCAGCGTTGACTGCCGGAACATTGGATTTATCAATGCCAACGGCAGCAGTGTTTATGGTCTTCTGCAAACTAGCTCTGGCTGGCTGATCAAGGCTCTCCAGCCATTTGCTCGGCATATCATAAAGCCCACGATAAACGTGAGTGTCACTGCCCAACGGATGCTGCAATGCCTTATGGAGATTGCCTTCAATTTCGCTGATTGTGTCGGATCCACCTACACCATAACGGAGAGAATTATTAATCCTTTTGGCATACGATCCGAGGGTGTATTTGTGTATTGCGTCTCGCTGATTCTCCGGGAGTTTTTGAATATAGTCGGTGTTTGCGTCCAACCCTGCCTGATCAAAGTCCCGATAATTGCGCTTTTCCGGTTTCGGTGCGTTTGCCTTATATCCGTTCTTCTTCCAGTCCTCAAATGATGTGTTATCAATCAGCTCTCGCTTGCCAGTATCCGGATCTTTGGCCCACCGTCGGCTCGGCAATGACTGCAAAGCTGGCTCATACGGGACTGTCGTACAGCGGCAATAGGCATGGATTGGCGGATAGTTGACACCCGGCTTTCTGTCGGCAGTCTTGTAATGGTTACCGTCCAGCTTTCGACATACTTCACAGGTGTGGGATTCCAGTGTTGCCAAGTACGTGTATTCCTGGACGTCCATTTCCTTGTACGACTGGGCCGTGGCCTCCTCCGAAATGTGTGCCATTTCGCTGATCACCAATCGATGGATGACGTGCTGACTGAAGTCCTGCAACTGGCCGCGCATCTCTCGCTCAATCCGTGCATAGCTGTATCCAAGCGTGATGCTCTGGCTTAGGTTATTGACTAGCAATTCTGGCAGATCATTGACGGTGTTCTTCCACAACCGCTTGGAAAAGTTGCTCCCTACCCACGGCTTATTGACGACAATCGCAAGCTCTTTTTCATTGTACGTCTGGAAATTGGCGGCAATCTGCTGGCGTGCCATCTGGATGTTGTAATTCGTCCGCATGTACGTGTCATCAAATTGGCTGGCCAGCGCTGATTGGAACTTCGGTGACTCCTTGTCACTGAACTCTGCCATGTGCTGCTGCATCTGAAACTGTAGTGCCTGCAACCGACTGACGCGACTCTTAATGTACTCCAGGTCAAGCTCTCGGTCATGACCGCCTTCAATTGCTTTGGATCTGAACTCGTCCAGTGTCATCTGCCACGTCTTGGCGCTCATTCCAGACATCAGTGCCTGGGCATCGGTAATGTCCATCGTGCCATCCGTCTTGGCGTATCTTGCGTACCACTGCTGGAGATCATCCGCAGCACTCTTATATGCTGCATCCAAACGACTGACCATGCCGGCCTCGTATTTGGCCGAGTGCCGCTGCATGTTGACCTGTGTCTGCAAGAAACGGCGCTCCCAATAACTAAGCCTTTTCTTCGCCATCTTCGTCACCATCTTCGCCATCGTCCTTGCCTAACGGATCAGGACTGGCGAATGGGTCGGGTGTCTGGGCCCGCTCCTCCTTCTCACGCTTTCGGTCGCTCAGTTCGTCTTGCCAGTCAGAGACTAGCGGATTGTTCTTAGCGATGGCTTCATCGGACGTGACTTGCGACAGTTTGGAGATAATGTCGGCCTGTTCCACGTCGTTCTGAATACCGCTGCGGATCCAGGTCTGCTTGATGGAGAGATCGGACGGTTTATTCAGCTCATCCAGGATAAAGCGCACCAGCTTGTTGATTGACGGCCGGAACTCTGATTCCATCTGGCCAACTTTGAGCTCCAAAGGGCCGTACAACATCTTCATGGCCACGCCAGTCATATTGGTCCCGGCCTTAAGGTCCTTAGGATTGACGCCTTGTCCTTGGATAAATATGTTGTCAAACGTCTCCTGCAGCAGCTCTTTGCGGGCGTCCACGGGAATGTCGATGGTCAGCTTGCTCAGGCCGCTGTTGTCGCTGCCCTCTGACTCAAATTCGGCCATCTTGTACTGGCGGAGGTTTTGCAAGAACTCATCCTTGTCAGTCCCTGAATAGTTGGTCAGGATCAGGATGACCTGCTGAACGTCCTGAACATCATTAACGAAGCCGTTATAAACAAGGTCATAGGCGTCAATCAGGCCCTTAACCGCACACAAATCACCGGATTTATCTGATTTGTTGTTGAACGGAATGAACGGAATGCCGTTGAATCCATGGTTAATTGTGGCCGTGTTGTCCATCGCCTCAGCATTGACCGAATCAGTCACGCCAATGCGTTGATCATAAATCATCTGCGTGTAGCTCTCGCCCTGTTCGCGTTTGAAAAATGTAGCCTGATCCTGTGTCCAGTACTCGTCGAAGATATACACCTTGCCATCTGATGGATCCAACTGCTCATAGGTCCGGCGCACTGCCTGCAGCTCATCATCCAGAGTGGACTTGTATATTGGCGTCACCTCATTGGGCGGCACGATTGCATACTTGAATTGGCCTTCTGGACCGTGCCAGCAGTGAATCCAGCCGACACCGGCAAGCGAAGCATCCACAGCTATCCGAAACAGTGTCTTGTTCCAATCGTCGCCGAGCACTTCGAGTACCTGCTTGTTCAGTGAGTCGTTGCCGGTGTCAATCATTGGCGGGCGAGAAACCCCGAACGCTGCCTTTTGGTCAATCAACAGCTGCAAGAAATTTGAGCTTACCCGACTGTCGTGCATTCGCAGCGGATTGTCCGGCTTGTCGGTCTGCTCATCGGCTTCGCTCTTCTGCTTCTTGCTTTTCAGCACAATGTCGTTGCGGTTGTGGTAATACCGTTTTGACTCCTTGTATCGGTGATCACGTTTCACCAGGTCGATATCGGACTGCTCAAACACCTTGCGTGCTGTGTCCAAGTCCATTGGTTTTGCATTTGCCATTGGCTCACCTCCCATGCCAGAAATAACTGCGTTTGAAATATGGAACGATGACGGTCTCGACCATGTACCGGTCGGCGTCGCAAGCATGGTCATGCTGCTTGACCGGCTTGTCTTCGCCACGATCAGCAGCCTTCTCATCCCAGATATACGAATTCATCT